ATAACTATTATATTAAATTAATATGGAAGCGATTGAACTATTGAAGAATAAATTTGGTGTAAGCCAAAAATATCTTTATGAATTAAAAGATGGAGAGGAGACAGTATTAGAGATATATTGGAATCCATTAACTATTGCAGAAAGACAATCAATTGTTGCTAAATCTGGAGACTCTGCATCAAGTGAAGATTTTGCATTAAATCTAATGATTACAAAAGCATTAGATAAAGATGGCAAAAGATTATTTCAAGATGGTCATAAGGCTTCGTTAAGAAGAGAAGTAAATGCTGCCACATTACAAGATATACAACTTGCTATGTTAAATTCTGGATCTGAATATAAATTGGAGGAAGCGAAAGCAAATTTAAAAAGCTAAAAATGATTGGTTTTT